ATTTCTTGGTGCCAGATCGGAAAGTGGACAGTCGCTGATCCCCCTCTAATGCCATTTTGAGTACAACATCTGACAGTTGCCTCAAACTTCTTGAGGAACGGTACAACACCTGTGTGCTGTACTTCGCCACCCCTGATTTTACTGTTGATGCCACGGATGCGACCTGCGTTGATGCCGATACCCGCCCTTTGTGCAACGTACTTACCAATAGCCATGTCAGAACTAAAGATGCTATCGAGGGTGTCATCAACGTCAACAAGAACACAGCTTGCAAATTGTCTAAGTGGAGTTCTAACCCCTCCCATGATAGGTGTGGGAATGTTGATTTTGTGTTTGCTGATTGCGTCGTAGTATTTTTTGACATATTTTAATCTGTAAAACTTATCATCGTCTTGGAAAAGGGTTGCAGCGATCATCATGTACATGAACTGAGGAGTTTCGTAAACCTCACCTGTACTTCTATCCTGTACTAGGTATTTATCTACTACCTGTCTTATACCTGCATAGGTAAAGAGGTAGTCTCTGTCGTGATCAATGTACTTACCTAGTTCGGTTATTTCATCATTAGTATATTTCTTAAGGATATCTTCATCATATAGATTTCTATCTATACATGATTGTATATGTTCTACAAACTCTGTAGGATGATCTGGGTGTCCTTTATATACAGACTTCCTTAAACTAAAAAGAAGTAATCTAGCAGCAACGTACTGATAGTTTGGTGCTTCTAAACTAATTAAATCATTAGCAGACCTTACCAGGATTTCCTGTATGTCTGATGTCTTAATACCATCAAAGAATTGTAGTCCACTATTAATCTCTACTTGTGATTCAGAGACACCTGCTAGACCTCTACAGGCATGTTCAACAATGTGATGAACTCTATTTAAGTCAAGAGGTGTTTTAGAACCATCTCTCTTGATTACGTTTATCTCCTTAGGAGTCATACTTTTTTCCAACTATTGAGTTTAATTTTTGCTTCTATACCCTGATAGACATTTGATTCTACCATAGACTGAACGTTATGTCCACTAAGGAACATGTCATTTATGTCTTTTTGTTGTAAATTATGTGGCCATATTACTACCTTGTCTCCTCTATCGATGGACTTGGAGATTCGGTTGACGATTTCTCTGTTACGAGGTTCGTTATCAAAAACCCAAATATAATCGCTCCAGTTATACGTCCGAGGATCAATATCGCTGCCAGCCATCGCAACGGAATTAGCCAAGAAGAGCGAGTCGAAAGGTCCTTCGACAATATAGACTGGTTTTGTTTCATTGATTCTGTTTAGACCATATATTTTGGGTTCGTTTTCGTCCAACATCACTGTGATGTATCTGAGTCTGTCTCTTGGATCGAGGCTTCTACCTTGGAAACCGAACCATTTAGTTCCTCCACTTGTTTTTTTAAGGAATGGTATAATGATCCTGCCTTGATCACCATAGACTTCTGCTGATGATGGTTTCTGCGACTTGACCCAAGTATAGAATTCTCCTGTGTAGAAGAGTTCTCTGTAAAATTCTTGAGGAATTTGTCTGGCATTTATATATTTTACTGCAGGGTGCTCTTTATTTAGATCAGCAATACTTTTCAGATCTCCATGTTTTTCAAACACAGGTTTCTTAAATTTTGGTTTAGGAACATAAGACCCTTTACCTGTAGTGCCACTCTTATATCTCTCCATAATATACTCATCATGAAGATCAGGAGCTTGATCCTTCAGAAAATTAGGCAGAGTTCTACCTACACCACAATTGTGGCATTTGTATACCATGTCTTGCTTAAGCCTAAAAAAATACCCTCGTGCCTTGTTCTTATGTTTCTGTGAATCACCACAGTAAGGGCATCGAAAGTTGTATAGGTCTGCTTTCTTCCTTGTAAACTTGTCTAGTCTACCAGAAAGTAATGAGACATAGTGTGCATCAACGAACTCGTTCAATATCTTGGACTACTAACCCACTTATTGTACTAACTTCTTTGTCATTTGTCAAGTTTCTCATAATTTGTAGTCCTGGTACGGATAATATGAATGATATTACTACCAATCCACCTGCTATAGACCACATCTTTTTCTCTATTGTTCTCAATCTATCATCTACCTTTCTTATATCTCTTTCACATCCTTTCTTTATTGCGTTCGTCTCTCTATTAACATCAGCAGATAGTCTGTCTATTTTCTCAAACAATATTTCATCTACCTTATCCTGTTTATCTAACTTCTCATTGTGTACAGCAAGGAGTTGACCCATCTTAACAGAGTTTTCCTGTAGAGTCTCTACGACTCGTTCGAGTCTTTCTATTATTGCTGAATTTATGTCAGACATTACCTTGTCTCGTCTTGTTCCGTTCCTGCTCTTACTTGTTTCTTAAGTTGTTGTGTCTTTAATTGTAATTGTTTTTGTAATTGTTGTTTCTTCAGCATTATTTTTTTCTTTTCGATAGCAATCTTTGAACTTGCCATCTGCTGTTTCATCTGATCTTCTGAACTTTCGTATTGTACATTCTTCATAGCTTTCATTCTTCTATCCATGAAATACTTTGCAGCATTTGCAGGTAGAATTCTCTCTATCTCTATACCAGACCTAAGATTTGGCATGATACTCATGCGTAGTTTCATCTTAAGTTCAGCAGGTGAACTTGCAAATAGAATAGTCTCACCAACATTAGGAATCTTTACCTTATATTGGAATAATCTACTCTTCATCTCCATACCTTCCTTCAATTTGTTGCCAGGCATAACTAATTTCTTAGCGTCTTTCTTTTTAACCTTACCACGAAAACGTTGTACAGGATCATAACCTGCTGTAGGACCTGTTGCAGCGTCTGCACCAGTATATCCAGTTGTTTGCATCTCTTCGTTCATAGGTTGTCTATCTCCTTTTGAATATCATTATCAATATCAAGGTCGGGAAGCATCCCTACAGGATATTTATTCAAATAGATTAATATAGTTTTGAGTATAGACCAATACTCCCTTTCTAATCGGAAGAAAAGAAGGGGAGTAGCTGCCTCGCCAAATACATTATAAAGAATTATCAGATGATTTATAATGAGGTGAGTTCTCAAAGCACCACCTCTGACATAACGTTTCAAAAGTCGTTTCAAATACTTGAAACGTTTCATGTCTTCATCAAAGTCCTCTCTTGTAACACAATGAGGATTCTCATAATGTTTAATGGCGAACAGAATGTAGGTCTCCTCATTCAGTTCGTCAAAAATCATTTATTAGGTTGTTGTAATTGTCTTGGTTGAACCAGATCCACCTGCACCTATTGTATCTCCAAGTACGAACACCTTATCAGATGCTGTTGAAGTACCTGCGTCAACAATGGTTCCAGAGATTGTCTGAGCACCGATAGTATGTACCTTACTTGCAGCAGCACATGTGAATGTAAATTCAACACGGTTTGTACCTGTCTGTGCAGCAGCAGTAGCAGTAATAGATGCACTATCTGTAGTATTAGTAACTACAAGAGTAGCACCGTTAGTCACATCAACTAATTCGTTGTATATAACGACAACAGTTCCAGTTGCAGCAGCTTCATATGTAGTCTCTTCAAAGAATACAGCAGTGATGTCTGCGTTACCAAGAGTGTTTGTACCAGATCCACCTGCTCCTACAAGTCCATCTATGGAACATAGTATCTCATCCCAATACCTTGTCTTAGTAGCATTTTTGTAGTGTCTCAATACCCATCCATCTGCAGTTGCAAAGATGTTTTGAGGATCTACGCCAGTACCACGCACAGCCCACTTAGGCTTTGATTCATCAGCATCGGTTTTACCCCAAAGTGCCATAGTTATACTCCTGATTTGTCGTTCTATCTCAAATTATTTATAAAAAAACATGACTCTACGACCCAATAATTATCGGGTAACTATAGCAGATTTTACTGTTTCTAAAAGTTTATCATCCATGTCAGTTTTAGTTAATTTAACTGCTTTTTCAAGGATAACAATACACAATTTGATTAAACCCTCACCCAATTCTGAGTCATCAGGGATTTTGCTTACAGCATCAGATACAATTTTAGATGCGAATGGTAGTAGAAAAGATAACATAATTAAACTTCAAATTCTACCCTATATAGGCTACTTTAGTCTGGTGTAAAAGTATTGTTCTTAACGTATCCCCACTTACCTTTTGATAGTGCTCTCACACCTCTGGGATCCTTACCTACTTTCTTCTTAGCAGCCTTACCTGCATCCATGATCTGTTTATATTTTTTCTGCTTTGCTTCCTTGTGTTTCTCTTGAGCTTTCGCTATGATTTCGTTTTTTAAACTTGTTGTTTCGATCATTTCTTTGTCCTTTGGCCACTCGTAAGAACAATTCCATGCCCGAAGAGACTTATTGATGCGACTGTCTGGATCTCTTGCAGTCTTTGCACTTGTAAGTTTCTTCTTCATACCTCTCATTCTGGCACAGAACGATTTCCTACGAGGATTACCTACTTTTTTACTGGGAGCTTTTAGGTCTGAACCAGGATTCTCACGTTCGTAAGACTTCCTGCCCTTTTCATTCAGACCACCCTCTTTATTTTTACCTGCCTTACGTGTCCACGCAGCAGCTTCACTCCTTACAATCTTATTGTCAGGTTCATTCTTTGCAAGATTTTTTGCTTTTTGTTTCTTAGAGATCTTAGGTCCTCCTACTATATCTCCATACTCATCTCTCTTGACTTCTTCCTTTCTCACTCTTCCTAAAAGTTCATCAACAGCCTTCTGCCTATCTTTCTCATGATAATTTACTCGTGTTTTATCTTTCTTTCCTCTCATCTTTACACCTCTACCTTTTTCAGTATTATATCTTCTTGCCTCAGTATCATCATATTTTTGATTTGACTTCTTACTACCTCTTCTATTACCAAATGTTCTTTGGTTTCTATCATTCATTTTTGCATAGTCATCTTTACCTTGATCTACCTTTGCTTCATCTATTTTCTTTTTCTTCTTACCAACGTTCTTCACCGTGTCACTTCCTACTTCTCTTGCTCTATCAACAGCAGCATCAGTTGCACCCTCAAGACCTGCAGAACCTACCTTTTTAGCAATTTCTTTTCCTTTCTTGTAAATTGCTTTTTTAACTTTTTTAGATTTTAATTTCTTAGCACCAATCCTTGCCAACTGTTTAACTACAGCACCTACTGCTTTACCTTCTTTGACTAGCATACCATCCTTACCTTCTTTGTATCCCTCAGGTATAGGTTTGCACTTCTTATCATCGTGACAATAGTACATACCCTTACCACATGCTTCTTCAGTTGCTATGTCAGGACCATCATTTACATCCTCACTTCTACGTTTCTTTTCACACTTAGGACAATCACAGTCTTCACCATGATTCTTCTCCTGTAAATCCTTCTTCTTAGGATTTATCAGGATAGTAGTTTTCTTTGAGGTTTTCTCAGATAGTTCTTTAAATGATAGCATTAGTCTTTTTTCTTACCAAGTTTTGTTACCCCAGACTTCTCAG